CCTTGCGGCGCTCCTCCTCGATCTGCTGCTCCCACTTTTTCCGCTCACGCTGGAGGCGCTGCTGAATGATGCGATCCAGCTCCTCCTGCGTGATCGTCTTGACGTCGCTCTTCGGCGCGTCTTGCCCGGCGGTGTCCTGCCCGCCAGTCACCAGATTGCCGCCGTCTTGCGCCCCGGCGTCGGGCGTTTGCATGTCCTTCATCTCTTCGCTCATCGTCAAACCTCCGTTTTACGCCCGTCGGCGTAGTCCGGCAGTTTTGCGTCATGCCGTAAGACGAAAAAGACGCCCGGAGGCGTCTTTGTGGAACCGATTATCGAGACGAGAGCGTCAGGAGCTGCCACTCCCGACGCTCTCCCTTGACCCCGGAGTGCAAAGGGTGGCCACTCCAGGGCTCCCGGCCGTTGGCACCGGGTTGTGCTAATGCCATCACACCATTAGTATAATGCCAACACGCCAGCCTGGGTCGTGGTAAACTAGGCGTATGACTGATCGGAAACACTCCAACATCATCCGCGGCCCATTCCCGCCGCCCGATCCGCCTGCCGGCGTCCGCTTCGGCGTCGGCCTGCGATACGATGTCGAGCACCGCGACGACGGCCCGTGGCTCGTCGTGTACGTGGGCGACAAGCGCATCGACGAGGTGCCGATTAAGCCGGGGACGGAGCCGCGGACGAAGAAAGCGCAGATAATCCTTCTCATCGAGCGCGAGTGATCGACTCCCTGGCGTAATCACGCTGAAATTCGCGCCCGGACAGTGCTAGGTGCTTCCGCTGAATCGCCTGCCATTCGCGCACTTTGCGACGGGCGAACTCACGTTCTTCATCCGTGATCGCCGCCGCTTCCCGCCGCTTCCACTTGCGAATCTGACGTTCGTTGTAGCGCTGGCGTTGGCGTTTCTCATACCCTTCGGGATTCGCTAACCTGCGGCGTTCGGGTACACGCGTTAAGCCAGGGATGTATGCACTCAAACTGTGCGTGCAATTCGCGTGGAACAGCCCCGAACCCTGTGCCTCCGCCAGCGTCGGGTAGCCGGGAGTGACACCCGAGAGCGACAAGACCCTGCCCTCCCAGGGTCGGCACAAGGGGCACTCGTCAGGCGAGTCCGAGACGATCACCAGATCATACCCGTTGGCCTGCAGCCTGTCGATGTGTCCCTGGATCGCCGCCCGCCCTGTGGCGGTGCGGGTCGCCATCTCAGCGTACGATGCGATATCCCAGCGCCGCCCCGCCCGATCGATGAATCCGGTGATGCCCGCATCGGCGAAGCGGTTCAGCGCCATCTGCGCCGCCTCACGCCGCGTCATCGCACCCGTCGCCGCCCGCGCCGTCGCCTCCGCAATCGTGCGGCGGTAGATGTCGTCGGCCACACGCAGGATGCGGAGATGCGTCGATCGTACCTGCGCGACCGCCTCCTCAACGATGCTCTCGACAGCGCCAAGGCGGCTCACACGCACGACCTCGCGCAGGGGCCGATCCACCACCTCCGCGATATCACGCGCCGCCTCGAGTGCGCCGCCCTCGTATGCCTCGACGACCGCAGCCTCGATCTCGCGGCGCGATTCTCGCTCCAATCGGGTGACAAGCTCCTCGATCTCACGCTGGACGTAGCGCACCTCCTGTAGCTTCTGCTCGGCCCAAAACGGATCCTCGTCAATCCCGCGCTCAAGGCGGCGGGCGATGCGCTCTAGCAGGCGCGTCTCGGCGTCAGCGTAAATGCGCCGTAGTGCGACGGCGGCGGCTTCCCAAGCGGCGGGTGACGTGGGCATCAGTCGATCCCCACCTGCAGAGGATCAGGCACGTACTGTCCCTGCTCCTCCATGATGCGCCGCACCTCGGCGTCGATCTCCTCATCGCTCCAGTCAGGATGCAGCATCTCGACCAGCGTGCGAGTGGAGGCCGCCTTCGCACGGGAAAGCAACTCGATCGACTGCGCCACCTCCTGCGTGCTTTCGGCGATGCTGTCTGCCAGCGCCACCGCCGGACGATACGGCGTCACGCCGCTGCGGAAAATTTCACGGTCGAGCACCAGCATCATCCAAAGTACGTCAGCGAGCGCAGGCTCCCAGTAGCGGCGCTTCTTCGCTGTCGTCACAAAAGATTTGCGCTCACGAATCCGCAGCGCCGTCCCGCTTTCGGCCCGGCCCTCGATGTGCAAACCGAAGCTCTGCGGGCTGTATCCGGCGGCGCTGATGATGCGCTCCAGGTAGTGAAGACAGGTCCGCTCGTGCTCCGTGAAGCGGATCGCAGGCTGAAACAGCGTCGCCGTCAGCGCGCCTTCCGTCGAATCCATCGGGAGCGCGACAAACAGCTCCCGGTCCTCGTCGAAGCGAAGCACCGCCTTCCTATCGTCACCCATCGCGACGGGTTGGAGCCACGTATCGGGCACCGTCAACCGCGCCTTGGCGAGCCTAATATCTCGCTGCCACGACGTGTACACCTCATCGAGGGCGTCCATCATGCTCTCGCTGCCCGAGTAGTCACTGCGGCCCAGATACGTCCCAATCGGATCGCTTCGCCACACCCGCGAGGGACGCATGTTCGGCACATACCGGATCGCCAGCGTGCCCTGCATCTGCGGAGGCAGCGTCACGACATCCTGCAGATCCGCCGTCGCCGGATGCGAGGCAAGCGGCACCCGGCGGCCAAGCTCCGTCGTCGTGCCGCGATACAGCCCGTGCAGGATCACGCCCGGCTCATGCCGCTCCAAATGCCGCCAGACGGTCTGCCCATCGTCCTCGACCACGCGCCACAGCGTCACCGCAACGAGCTGACCCCACCGAAACTCAGGCAATGCCGCGTCGGCCTGGACCACGCGCAGGAGCGGCATGTCGGCGACGCTGGTGTCCCAAACCGGACCGATAAACACGCCGCCAAGCGCCGAAGCCGTCTCGGCGGCTTCAAGAAGCCTGCTGTGCACACCGCCGTCGTCGATCAACTGCCAAAGGCGATCCTGAGCTTCAATCGCGTCTCGCGGCGCGCTCTCACCAAACGCCTCCGCGATGCGGATATCCGGGACCTCGCTGAACAGCAGGTCCGCCGCGACCGACGCGATGTCGCCGGCAACAGGCACGTGCAGCATCACGCGGCGCTCCTCGCGCACCTCTCGTGCCCAGAAACGACCATGCGGACCGCGACCGACAAGGCGTGCGTAGACGTCGGCAATCTGTTGCGCGTCGCCAGAGTACCAAGCGCTCCATTCTGCGTATTTGTCGTAAATCGCCTGCCACTCTTCGGGAGGCCAAGCGATGTTGCCGCCTTCGGGAAGTGCCATCTACGCCGCTCCTTTCTCTGCCACGATCCACGGTCGCCATACGCGCCGTAGGCCGCGCACCGCGTAGCGCAAGGCGTCGCACCCGTGGTCGTTCTGCTTCAACGGCTTGTCTTCGCCTCTTGCTTGCGCTTTCTCATCCCAGACGTATGTGCCCATCTCTTCGATCAGGCCCGTGCATGACTCGTGAATTTTCAGCCGCCCCGCGCCCAAGAGCGTCGAAACGTCCTGAATGCCGTCGATGACGGCGTTGTCGGCGGGCCACGTGCGAATTCCGTCGTGGCGCAACTGCGCGATGAAACTCGCCGCCGACGGGTCGATCCAAATCCGCTGCGGCCTCACGGTTCCAAGCCAGCGCTGCAGCTCCGCGCTGAGCTGCGCGTCCGTCAGCCGCCGCCCCTTCGCCTCGCTATCCCAGCGCCACTCGCGGCACACATACAACACGCCGTCCTGACCGACGCCGACGAGCAAGAAAACCGTCGGGTTCGTCGTCCCGTAGTCGATGCCGACGTAGTAGTGCTGGATCGGCGGGAGCGCCTTCACGACGTGCTTATCGGGATCAAACATGTCGTAAACAACGCCTTCTGCCAGCACCCACTGCCCGAGGATGAAGCGCTTGTACCACAGCCCCGTGTACTCTCGCTTCAGCGACTCGACGTAAGCCGGGTCAAGGTTCGGGTTGTCGTCGAGGCTGAAAGACCAGTGGCGCAAATCCAGTTCATGCGCCCGATCGAGGTAATCCCGTTTGAGCCAGTGAAACGGCGAATCGGGGTTCGTCGTGCCAAAGAATTTCGCCCCCGGCAACGAAAGCCGGGACAACAGCATCGTGAAAAAGCTCTCCGGCCAAAGCGTGATCTCGTCGCCGTATGCGCCCACAAGCGTGAGGCCGCGGATTTTGCCTTCAGCCCGCTCGTCGTTCGCGCCCGCAAGATACACGCGCCGCCCAAAGATGTACGCCTCGCCCTTGCCCGAGAGCAGGCGAAATTCATCCCCGTCCAACAGCTCTGCGATGGGGTCGAGGATGTTGCGTTTCAACGTCCGCTCCGTCTTCCCCACCATCAACAATTCGCCCGGCGGCCCATGTGCGACAAAATCGAGCCACCGGATGACACTTGCGACGGTCTTGCCGCTACGCACCGAACCGTGCCAGATGTTGAGTCGTCCGTTTGCCTCAAGAATCGAGCGCCGCTGCTTACCCGTCGGAAGAGCCAGCGTCATCATCGCCGCGCTCCTCCTCTCGCAGCCGCTCCATCAGTTCACTAATCGCGCCGCGTCGCCTGTTGTCGTCGTCATCTTCCTGACGACGCTTGTCGAGGAGCACGGCGAGGGCCATCGCCAACTGTTGGAGTTCGAGAGGTTTGCCGAGGCCGTCAAGCATCGAGCGAGCCTTCTGGAGTGCTTCGTCGATGAGCTTGATTCGCTCGGCCCGTGCGTAAGTGATCCGGGCCTCGGTCGCTTTTTTTGGCTCGGCAACATTGCTTTTGATCCCTTCAGCCTTCGCAATCCGGTTGATGGTGGACACATGACGCCCAAACTTGCGAGCGATTGCTCCCTGCGACATCTCGCCACTCTTGAGGGCCTCGATGATCTGTTGGCGCTCTTTCTCGCTCACAGGCTTCGGACGCATGACCACCACCTTCCTTCACAACCGGCGCGCGACGAGCCCCGCGGCGGAGGTGGAGGAGGGGACCGCGGGGCCTCGGGCCTGTCCATGTGCGCGCCATGCCCGATAAAAGTTAAACCCGCCGCCCCGAGCGGTACCGTCGCCGGGGCAACGGGCAAAGATAGCA